GGTGGCGCAGATCGCGGCCAGCATCCGAGAGTTCGGGTTTACAAATCCGGTGCTGGTGGACGGCGCCAACGGTGTGATCGCCGGCCACGGGCGCATCCTGGCCGCGCGTAAGCTCGGCATGGACACCGTGCCCGTAATCGAACTGGCGCACCTGAGCGAAGCGCAAAAGCGGGCCTACGTCATCGCCGACAACAAGCTGGCGATGAATGCGGGGTGGGATGACGAGATGCTTCGGCTCGAAATCTCCGAGCTATCGGAAGCCGACTTCGATGTGAGCCTGCTTGGCTTCAGCGACGAGGAACTGGCGCTGATGGAACCGGAGAAGGTCGAGGCAGGCCAAACGGAAGGAACGGGCAAGCTATCCGATCGGTTCATGCTCCCTCCGTTCTCAGTGCTGAACGCGCGCGAGGGCTGGTGGCAGGACCGCAAGCGAGCATGGCTGGCGCTGGGCATCAAGAGCGAACTGGGGCGCGGGGGGGGGCAAGGAACACCGCCCCATCCGCCAACCGTGACGAGGAACAAGGACGGGACATTGAACTACAGCGGCACGCAAGGGCAGAGCGAGCGATTCGACAGGCAGCGCCAGGCGGCAGCGCCAGGCCAGCGTGTGACTACAGCAAAAAGCAGCGCGGCAACGGCGCAGGGCGGCCGATAACATGACATTGGGCGCAATCGCATCGAACGAGATAGACATCCTCAAACGGGGGGGGCGTATAGCGTGAGAAAAGCAAACGCCATTCCGGGGGGGGGCAGCAATGCCGCTTGATCGGGCGAAGGCAGACGCAAGCGCTGGGCTGGCCTATGGCGCTGGGCAGGACAGCGAAGCGGGCAGCGGGACGAGCATCTTTGACCCGGTGCTTTGCGAGATCGCCTATCGCTGGTTCTCGCCGCCCGGCGGCCTAATCCTCGACCCGTTCGCGGGCGGCTCTGTGCGCGGCATCGTCGCCTCAAAGGTTGGCCGGCAGTACGTTGGCTGTGAACTGCGCCAAGAACAGGTAGAGGCCAACCGGGCGCAGGGTGGCGAGCTGTGCGGCGATGACGATCACCCGCCCGCGTGGGTTTGCGGGGATAGCCGGAACATCGACAGGCACTGCGCGGACGTTGCGGCCGACATGGTGTTTTCATGCCCGCCATACGCTGACCTTGAGGTCTACAGCGACGATCCCGCGGACCTGTCCACGATGGACTATGCCGCCTTCCGCGTCGCCTACTTCGAGATCATCGCCAAAGCATGCGCGCTATTGCGGCCGGATTCGTTCGCCTGCTTTGTAGACTTCGTTGGCGATACCGTGCAGGCGTTCCGGGATGCCGGCCTGGCCTATTACAACGAGGCGATTCTAATCACGTCGGTTGGGTCGCTGCCGATCCGCGCTGGCAAGCAATTCAGCACAAGCCGCAAGCTGGGCAAGACGCACCAGAACGTGCTTGTGTTCCTGAAAGGCGATGCAAAGCGCGCTGTGGCCCGTTGCGGGCCGGTTGAGATAGATGAGGCGATGTTTGCAGGCATGGAAGAGGCGCCCGCCTGATGGCCAACCTGCCCACAAGCCCACCGAAGGCACGCGCGCACAGGTCGACGCGCAGACGGTCGCGGAAATGACCGGGCGCACATTCGCCGAAGTGGCAGGCGAGCGAGTGCCGACATGACCCGCGCACTGCGCGGAGATGGCGGCCGTCCTTGATTGCGGCGCGACCGAAAAGGAAGTGCACAAACTTTGCTCGCGCGAGATTGCGCTTGGCGAGGCAAAGGCAAAGGCGAAGTTGCGCCAGACGTTGTTTTCAGAGGCGACGAGCGGCAATAGTCAAGCCTTGCTGCACATGGTCAAAGAGCAGGACCGAAACGCAGATCTTTGCGACAGCACGGAACTTTGCTCATGGCTATGTTGCTCGCGAGAGACGCTGAGCAACCTAGTCAAGAGCGGCGTTATCGAGCGGGTTTCGCGGGGAATGTGGGACCGGCGGCAATGCGTCCAGCGGGTTGTTACTCACTTGCGCGCGGTCGCTGCCGGGAGGTCAGGCGGCGGCGATGGCGGCGCATCTGTTGACCTGTCGTTAGAGCGCGCACTTCTGGCCCGTGCCCAGCGTGAAGGCGTCGAGATGGCGAACGAGACGGAGCGCGGGAATTTGATACCGCGCGAGCGGCACGAGGATTGCGTTACGACGGTGGCAAAGATCATGGTCCGCGGCCTGGTGACGCTGCCGGATCGGCTGGAGCGCGACTTGCGCGTGACGCCCGAGGTGGTCGAGTACGTCACTGAGTGCATTGGCGACTTGCGCGACGAGATCGCGGACGCTGTAGCCGCATTGATGCTGCGCCGGCCCAAGGTCGTGCGCGTATCGGATGCAATCGCGGAATCGCTCGTCACGGCCGGCGGTCCATACGATCCGTCGCTGACACCTTACATGCGCGAGCCAGCCGACATGCTTGGCTCGCGGCAGTTCCACACGGTCTGCGTCATCGGCCCCGCTCGAACCGGCAAGACGGTAACGCTGATCGACGGATGGATCGCGCGGAACGTGGTTTCAGATCCAGGCGACATGCTGGTGGTCCAGTCGTCGCAGGATCTCGCGCGCTACTACAGCAAGGTCCGCATCAAGCGGATGATCGAGGCGTCACCCGAGGTTCGGCAGCGGCAGAGCCCGCGCCGGCAGGATGACAACACCTACGACAAGATATTCAGGTCGGGCATGTGCCTGGCCTTTGGCTGGCCGTCTGGTGCGCAGCTCTCCGGCCGTGACTTCCGCTATGTCGCGCTGACCGAGTACGACGCGGCGGCCGATGACATCGATGGCGAGGGCTCGCTCTACGTGCTGGCGCGCAAGCGCACCGAGACATTTCTGAGTGCCGGAAAGGTGCTGGTCGAATCCAGCGTTCGCCGGGAGTACCTGGACCCAGCATGGAAACGCACGGCGCCACACCAGGCGCCGCCGGCCACTGGCATCACAGCGATCTACAACACCGGCACGATGTGCTGGCTGTATTGGCAATGCGAGCACTGCGGAGAATGGCTCGCGCTCGATCCCGATGTGCATGTGATGTTCGGTCTTCCGCCGCTGGCCGAGCTCTGTGAAGAGTTGAAGGAGCTGGACGGGGCGAAGTGGGCGCGCGAGCACGCGCACATCGCGTGCCGATCATGCGGTGTTGAGTTCGACGAGGGCCGAAAGCGCGAACTGAGCGCGCAGGCATTGTGGGTTCCGTCCGGCTGCCGAATCGAAGATGGTGGGATTGTTGGCGATGCCCCGGACTCTGGCATCGCGAGCTATCACATCCCGTGCGTCGCTGCCGCTTACCAGTCGTGGGTTGCGATCCTGACGAAGTACGCGACAGCGATCCAGGATTTCAACCGGACCGCCGACGAGGTAGAAATCAAGTCGACAGTCAACCTTGACCAAGGCCGCGCCTACCTGCCGATGCGGGTTGGTCGCCGGTCCGATGTTGGTGCTGTTGAGTCGCGCCGGTCGGATCTTCGCCAAGGCACCGTCCCGCGCGGCGTCCGCTTCCTGACGGCGCAGGTCGACGTCCAGGCCGGCACGCGCCGTGGGTTCGTTGTGCAGGTCGTCGGCTGGGGCGCGCATCGCGAGCATTGGATCGTTGACCGTTACGCGCTCAAGTCATCCGCGCGCATAGGCGAAGACGGGCACCCGCTGCCGATCGATCCGGCCGCCTACGTCGAAGATTGGGGGAGGCTCACGGAAAAGTGCATCGACAGGCGCTACCCGCTTGACGATGGCACGGGCCGCACAATGGGTATTCGCCTTACCGTCTGCGACTCTGGCGGCGAGGATGGCGTCACGAAGCGCGGCTATGACTACTGGCGCCAACTGAACCGCGATGGCAAGGGCGGCAAGTTCCGACTGGTCAAGGGTCGCGACTCCGGGCCATCGATGATCGAGGCGTTTCCAGAATCGCGCGGCAAGGCGGGCGCGACTGGTGACGTGCCGGTGTTGATGCTCAACACGGACGCGCTGAAGGATGTGCTAGCCAACGATCTCGCGCGCACCGCGCCGGGCCCGGGCTACTGGCACATCCCGGCGTGGATGGATGCCGGCAACGTGCGCGAGCTGACCGCGGAAGTCCGGACGAACAAGGGCTGGCGCAAGGCGACGGCCAAGGCCAAGAACGAAAGCGTCGACCTGTGCGTGTACGGCGAGGGCGCCTATGCACGATTGCAGGGCGACCGGATCGACTGGCGATCGCCGCCGTCGTGGGCGGCTGAGTGGGATTCAAACAGCGAGGTGTCTGCTGCCGGCGCGGATGCGCCGAAGCAGATCGCTCGCCGTCCGCTGCGCGCGTCGCGCAGTTCGTACATGCAAGGCTGACCAATGGCAACGCTCGCAACCCTGCAAACGTGGCTATCCGAAGCCGAGATCGCGCGCCACAAGCTGCGCACGGGATCGCTGCGCGTGTCGTTTGCCCATGGTCAGCGGTCCATGACGTTCGCGCAGGCCAACGCCGCTGAACTCGACGCCTACATCGCAGACCTGACGCAGCAAATCACCGTGGCGCAGGGCGGATCAAGCAAGCGTCGCGTGTTTCGGATCATGCAAACGGGCACGGGGTACTGATGACCGACACCACGCCAACGCCAGCCACGCCCGCCTACCAGGCGAGCGGAAGTGGGCGCCGTATCCGCACATGGCGACCGCCGAATAGCGGCCCGAACCATGGCGGCAGCATGGATCAAGTCGTCACCCGCGTTCGCGATCTGGTGAGGAACAATCCGTGGGCAGGCGCTGCGATTGATCGCTACGTCAGCAACTCGATTGCGACCGGGATTCAGGCGAAGGCGGTCAACGGAACGCCTGAGGAAAAGGCTGCGGTCGACGCCACGCACAAGGCATGGGCGTTGCAGGCTGACGCTGACGGCGTGCTGACGTTTGAGGCCATGCAGGCGCTCGCCTCGCGCGAATGGAAAGAGGCCGGCGAGGTGTTTGTTCGCCTGCGCACTCGTCGCCCAGAGGATGGCCTGGCCGTCCCGCTACAGCTGCAGATGATCGAATCCGAGCAGTGCCCGCGGAGCTACTACGCGACGGCGAGCAACGGGAACGTGATTCGCGAGGGCATCGAACTCAGCCCGATTGGGCGCCGCGTCGCGTACTGGATGTACGGCGCGCACCCCGGCGACACGTTCACGGGGAACATTGACGCGACGCAACTCCGGCGCATTCCGGCCGATCAGATCATCCATCTGTTCCGCCCGCTGCGCGCTGGTCAGTTGCGCGGCGTGCCTGACCTGGCTGGCGTCGCTGCACACGCCTACAACCTGGACCGCATCAACGATTCGACAATCGAGCGCGTCAAGGTCGGCAACCTGTTCGCCGGCTTTCTCAAGCGCACGAAAGGCGGCAGCGATACCGTGCTCGGTGAGACGCAGGTCGATACCGACACCGATGACACGCCGATCGCCGGGCTTGAGCCTGGCACGATGGTGGAACTGCCGGACGGCGTGGAGCCGGTATTCAGCGACCCGCCGAACGCCGGCAGCGATTACCCGCAGTTCATGCGATTCAACCTGCTGGCCTTCGCGGCTCGCGTCGGCGTGCCCTACGAAGTGCTGACCGGCGACCTGGCTGGAGTCAGCGATCGCGCGTTGAAGCTGATCTTGCTGGAGTTCCACCGTCTGATCGAGATGGATCTCTGGCTCTACATGATTCCGCAGTTCTGCCAGCGCATCCGCAATGCGTGGTGGGACGCTGCGGTGTTGGCTGGCGCATTGATCGCACCGGACTACGCGACGCGTGCAGGCTGGTATCGGCAGACGCTTTGGATGCCGGAAGGCTGGCCGTATTCGCACCCGGTGCAGGACGTGACGGCCGATGAAAAGGCGATTGCTGCGGGCCTGACGAGTCGCACCAAGTTGGTCCTACGCCGCGGTGAAGACCCGGCAGAAATCGACGCCGAGCAAGCGGCGGACAACGCTCGGGCCGATGCGCTCGGGTTGGTCTACACATCAGACGGCCGCATTGCGTCTGGCGCTCCGGCGCCGATGCAGGTCACTACTCAGGAGCCGTAATGGGCATTTTTTCAAGGCTATTCCGGCGCGGTCAGTCGATCACGCCGGCACAGGCGCTTGCCTGTATTTCCAATCGCCCCATGCTCATGCAGGCGGGCGCATTGGATGCGCTGATTGCTACCGCGCAAGCCATGCCGGATCGCGGCGCGTATCGCGAAGACGGCGACATGGCGCCGCATGGCAGCAAGCCTGAGCACCTTGTCAGCGTCGAGAACGGAATCGGCGTGCTCTCGATTGAAGGGCCGCTATTCGCCCGCTTCGGGATTGAGTCTTGGTGGTATGGCGGCAGCGCCTACGATGTGATCGGCGCCGCGTTCGATCTGTTGCTGGCCGATGCCGGCGTGACTCAGATCGTGATGCTGATCGACAGTCCGGGCGGCACCGTGACGGGGTGCTTTGAACTCGCCGACAAGATTTATGCGGCGCGCGGGCAGAAGCCAATCACCGCCGTCGCGAGCGATTCCGCGTACTC